GAAGAGAAGCCCGCGCTAACTCCCCGCGCATTTCGTCCACCACCGTCAGCGGCTCGATAGGCGCGAGGCATGGGCCGCCGGCGCAAGACGATCGTCGACCTCGTCCGCGACGGCACCTTCCTTGCCCGTAAGGACGAGCAGCTGCTCGCCGGGAAACGCGAGCTGCCGTGGCCCGAGCTCGAGCGCTACCGGGTCGAGTTCCGCGCGGCCGCGCGCCGCGATCCGGAGCTCGCCCGCGAGGTCGCGATCGAGCTGCAACATCGCCTCCGCGGGCCCGAAGGGCCGACCGCTGTCCTCGGCGACCTCGGTGTCGAGCTCCGCAAGCTCGGCCGGCACGGCTCATACGTGCAACTCGAGCGGTTCGCGGCCACCTACTTCCGTCATTTCGCCGGCCCGATGGCGGGCAGACCGTTCGTGTTCGAGCCCTTCCAGCGGTCGTTCCTGAGGGAATTCTGGCGGCGCGACAAGCACGGACGGCGGATCTACAACAAGGGGCTCTTCGGGATCCCGAAAGGGAACGGGAAGACGCCGATCGCGTCGGTGCTCGGCACGCACGCGCTCGTCTCGGCGAAGGACGAGATGCCCGAGGTGTACGTGATCTCAGGCGCCAAGGACCAGGCCGACATCTGCCACACCTTCTCGCGCAACAACATCGAAGCCGGCGCGCTCGCGGCGTGGCTGAACGTCGGCGCGACGATCTCCTACCCGGGCAACCTCGGCGAGTTCGACATCCTCTCCTCGGACGGAGATCTCGCGCACGGCACGAATCCGTCGGGCGCGATCGTCGACGAGTGGTGGCAGTTCCTCCACCGCAAGCAGCGCGAGGGCTACATCGCGCTCGCCGAGGCCCTGCACAAGCGCGGCGGCGAGTCGTGGCTGCTCGCGATCACCACCGCCGGCTGGACGAAGGACTCGCAGCTCGGCGAGGTCTTCGACGCCGCGGTCGCGCATCCGAAGCTGCAGGTCCTCAACGGCGGCTTCCTGCTCGTGCTCGCCGACCGCGAGTCCGGGTTCCTCATGCACTGGTACGGGATCCCCGACGGCGACGAGCACGCGATCGACAACCCGGCGGTCATTCGCAAGGCAAACCCGCTTTCGTCGATCAGTGCCGACGGGCTCGTGCGCGACCTCTCCCAGCCGGGCGCCGACGAATACGCGTTCCGCCGGCTGCACGGCAACCAGTGGACGAACACCAAGGGCGTCTGGCTGCCGACGGGCTCGTGGGGGAAGCTGCTCGACGAGCAGCTCGAGATCCCCGACGGCGCGGAGATCTTCGTCGGCGTCGACGTCGCGCACAGCTACGACACGACCGCCGTCGCCTGGGCATGGCGCGCACCCGACGGCCGGATCGTCGTCCGCGTCTACATCTGGTCGCGCCGGCCGAACGCGCCGGCGCACGAGCACGTCGAGGACTTCTACGACGACGATGCCGTCCACGTCGCCGAGACGAAGATCCTCGAGCTCGGCAAGCGGTACAAGATCAGGGAGGTCGTCGCCGACCCGAACTACTTCGGCACCGAGCTCCGTCGCCTCGGCCGCCGCTTCACGACCGCGCCGCTGTTCCCGCAGGACCAGCAGATGACCGAGTACGTGCAGGAGTTCTACCGGCACGTCGACAGCGGCCACGCGATCGCGCACAACGGCGATCGGGTGCAAGCGATCCACCTCGCGAACATCGGCGGCAAGAAAGACTCGAACGGCTACTGGCGGATCCGCAAGCTCAACGACCCCAACCCGATGGACGCCGGCACCGCGACGATCATCGCCGTCGGACGCGCCAACGCCGCCCCAGAACGCGCGAAGCCGTGGGCGATCGGCCGGTGACCGATAGACGCGAGCGATGAGACGCGTCCGCGGAGTGGTGCGCCTGCACTTGAAGAAGGACGACCGCAGCTTCGAGGGTCTGCTGCTCGGGATCGTGGAGGGCCACTATCGGCTCGCGAACGCGAAGCTGATCAGGGACACGAACCGTGAGCACGACAAGACCGTCGACGGCGAGGCCTTCGTGCCTGTCGGCGACGTTCACTTCGTCCAGAAGGTCGGCTGATGTTCCTCCGCAGCGGCGGGGAAGACGTCCAGCTCAAGTCGCTCCTCGACGACGCTTGGCCGTACCCGGTGATTCCGCCGGAATTCCTCGGCGGTCTCAACGGTGCGAGCGCCGATCCCGTCTGGCCGTTCCAATCGATCGAGCAGGCAATGGGGCTACCCGCCCTGCTCGGCGTGCTGCTGCGCCTCTCGACCGCGTGCGGGATGCTGCCGCAGAAGGTCTACGCCGGCGTTGACCAGCTCGACCGGCTCGCCGCGACCGACAGTTGGCAGTACGAGCTGATCCACAACCGGCCAGGGGAGGAGCACACACCCTTCACGCTGCGCGCGGACATGGCGCTCTCGATTGCCGGCATGGGCTACTGCTGCGTGCGCACGTTCAAAGTCCCGGACAGGAACGTCGAGGGTGGCGAGCGGATCGCCGAGCTCCTGCCGCTCGACAGTCGTCGCGTCACACCGAAGCGCAAGAACGGCCGGCTGATCTTCGAGGACCGCACCGAAGGCGAGATGGTCGAGCGGACAACGGACGAGATCATCTACGTCCGCGCGCCTGCAACGAGCGGTGGCGTCCGCGGCCTTGCGCCGATCACGCTCTCCCGCATGGGGCTGACGACCGCCCTCAAGCGGCAGGGATTCGAGGGAGCGTTCTACGACAACGACGCACGCCCCGGCACCCTCCTCAGCTTCCCGGAGGCGATGCCGAAGGTCGAGGCCGAGGAGTGGGTCGAGATGTGGGACGACCGCCACCAGGGCGTCCGGAATGCGCACCGCACCGCAGCGATCGGTGGCGGCGCCACCATCACCACCCTGCCGATCTCGCTCGTCGACGCCCAGTTCGTCGATTCGAGCAAGTGGACCGCTGACCAGTACGGGTTCATCTACGGCATGCCCAAGTCGTTCATGAACACCGCCGAGCGCGCGATGATCGACGACAACGACTGGCGCTACTTCGTGACCTTCGGGCTCGGCTGGATCATGCACGCGATCGACCAGGCGTTCTCCGCCAGCCGGCTGCTCTTCCCGCGCGGCAGCAACATGCACGTCGAGACGCTGATGGATGCCCTGCTCAAGCCGGACATCCAGACCCGCTACGAGGCCTACAAGGCGGCACGCCAGGCCGGCTGGCTCACCGCGAACGAGATCCGCGCGCTCGAGAACTACCCGCCGAAGGACGGCGGCGACGAATTGCAGGCAACTCCGGTCGGTGGCGCCCCGAACACCGCGGCGGCCGCCGACGCCGCGAAGGCGCTCGACGAGCTCGACAGCTTGTTCCGGATCGAGGGAACCCCCGAGCAGCGGAAGATCCTCGCCAAGGCGCGCCGCCGCATGATCGAAGCGGTCTCTGCGTGACCGCAACCGCCGATAGGCCGACGCGATGAATGGTCGCGCGAAGCCCGACTACAACACGATCGACTTCCCGTTCGAGCTCAAGAGCCTGAACGACGAAGGCGAGCTCGAGGGCTACGCAGCCGTTTTCGGGAACCTCGATCTCGGCGGCGACATCATCGAGCCGGGCGCGTTCACGAAGACGATCAAGGAGACCGACGGCAAGGTCCCGATCCTCTACCACCACGACCGCTACGAGCCGATCGGCGTCTCGACTGAGCTGGTGCAGGACCGCAAGGGCCTGCACGTCAAGGGTCAGTTGAACATGGAAGTCCAGCGTGCGCGCGAGACCCGCGCGCTGCTCAACCAGGGCGCGATGGGCGGCCTCTCGATCGGCTACAAGACGATCAAGAAGGCCTACGAAGGCGGCGCCCGCAAGCTCAAGGAACTCGGCCTCCGCGAGTTCTCGACGGTCACCTTCCCGATGAACCCGCTTGCGACCGCCTCGGTCAAGGCCGCCGGTGACGTCGTCTGGGACGCCGAAGCGACGGTCGACGCGCTCCGCTCGAAGCTGCGCGTGGCGCTCAACCCGCCCGGCACGTACACCTACTGGATCCGCGACGTCGCCGCCGACGGCGCCAGCGCGCTCGTCTCGAGCTACGACGACGACGCCGAGGCGTGGGTTGTCGGCTTCACCGTCGACGACGACGGCGACGTCGACCCAGCACCGTTCTCCGACTGGATCGAAGCCGGCCAGGTCTGGGTGCAGAAGACTGAGGACGATGGCGCGGCCACGCTCGAGCGCATGCTCGCGAAGGCCGCCGCGATCGCCGACGACATCGCGGCCGGCAGGCCGCTGACCACGAAGACGCGTGCGGCGCTCGCCGATACGCAAGCAGAGATCACCGCACTCCTCGACGGCACGGAGCCGGGCGACAAGTCCACTCCCGACGACACCGACGGAGCCGCGAACGACGCAGAGATGCCGGCGCAGCTGATGGCCACTCTCGGCGCCCTACGCCCCTCCCACCCGTCACAGGAGAACGAGTCATGAAGGACACAGAACTGAAGGACCTCGGCGACGAGATCAAGAACGTCTTCGAAGAGTGGAAGACGACGCACGCCGAGCTCGAGGCCGAGGTGAAGAAGCACGGCGAGGCCACCTCCGAGACGAGCGCGAAGTTCGACGCGCTCGACAACCGCCTCGACGAGATCGATGTGCGGATGCAGAAGGGCCGCCTCGACACCGAGAGCGAGCTCGACCGCGACCGCCCCGAGGTGAAGGCGTTCGAGAAGCTGTTCCGCAAGGGGCCGGCCGCGCTGAGCGAGGACGAGGTCAAGCACGTCCGCCTCACCAACGAGGACGGCACCGAGAAGAAGACGATGATGCTCGGCGACGACACGACAGGCGGCTTCCTCGCGCCGGTCGAGATCATCAACGAGCTGATCAAGGGCATCGTCCTGTTCAGCCCGATCCGCGACGTCGCGAAGGTCCGGAACACCTCGTTCAACTCGGTGAAGGCGCCGAAGCGGACACAGACGACCGCCGCGACATGGGTCGGCGAGGTCGACACCCGCTCCGAGAGCCAGAACCTGAAGTTCGGCAAGGAAGAGATCTCGACCCGCGAGCTCTCCGCGATGGCCGACATCTCCCGCCAGGACCTCGAGGACGTCAACGTCACGCTCGACGACCTCGTGCTCGAGGACTTCTCGGAGCAGTTCGGCGTCTCCGAAGGGCTCGCGTTCGTCTCCGGCGACGGCGTCGACGGCAAGCCCGAAGGGTTCATCACCGCGTCCGACCAGGGCTACCTCGGAGCGAATGGCGTCCAGACCGTCGCGACCGCGAGCGCCAACACGCTCGTCGCGACCGATCTGATCGAGCTGTTCTACACGCTCAAGTCGGCGTACGCGCGCAACGCGTCGTGGCTGATGCGGCGCGAGACGGTCAAGGTCGTCCGGAAGCTGAAGGAAACGTCCACGGACAACTTCCTCTGGCAGCCGGGTCTGGCCACGCTCGCGCCGCCGACGATCCTCGACCGGCCGTACCTCGAGGTGCCCGACATGCCCGGCCCGTCCGTGTCGACGTTCACGACCGGCGACCACATCGTCGGGTTCGGCGACTGGAGTCGCGCCTACTGGATCGTCGATCGTCTCGCGATGCAGACGCTCCGCGACCCCTACACGCAAGCGGGCAACGGCTACATCCGCTTCTGGGGCCGCAAGCGCACCGGCGGCCAGGTCGTCCTCCCCGAAGCCATCAAGCTCCTCCGGTCCGCGTAGGCGACGGCGGACAAGAGACCAGGGACAAGAGACCAGAAAGCGAGATGAGAACCGACCATGCGTGATCTGCACAACAAGACGTCCGTCGCCAACGCGTTCTCCGCGGCCACGATCGCGACGAACACAACGACCGACGGCGTCACCGTCGACTGCCAGGGCTACGACGCGGTCGAGCTGATCGCACGCGTCGGCGCCTTCACCGATGGTGCCTACGCGCTCTCGATCAAGGAGTCGGACGCATCCGGCTCCGGATTCGCGGCCGCACCGGCATCGTCGATCCTCGGCGCCGGCCAGTCGCTCTCTGCGGCCAACACCGTGAAGAAGCTCGGCTACATCGGCACGAAGCGCTACATCCGGCTGTCGATCGTCTCGACCGGCACCACGTCGGGCGCATCGCTCTCCGCCGTCGCGCTGCTCGACCGCGGCCGCCACACCGGAGGCCAGCCCGTCTAGCCACGGATCAGAATCGCGGGGCGGCAGGGCTCTGGGCTCGCCGCCCCGCTGATCCACCCCACCACGAAGGGAGGCGCCGATGCGCGTCACGATGCTCGAAGACAGGAAGGTCACCGTCGACGGCGTGAACACGATCGACGCCGAAGACGGCGAGACCTACGAGATGGGTCCCGGTGTCGCCGCAGACCTTGTCGCACAGGGCGCCGGCGAGTACGCCGACCCGGACGAGGCGAAGGCCGCGGCCGCCGCCGACGAGAACAAGGACGCCGGCGGAGCCGACGAGAACAAGGACGCCGGCGGAGCCGACGAGGACAAGGGCGAGCCGACTTTCGCGTCACGCGTAGCCGCCCTCGCGACACACGCCGAGGCGAACGAGCTCGCCGGCGAGCTCGCCGTCGAGGGCTTCGAGGAGAAGAAGCCGAACCTCGACGCGAAGCGGGCCGCGCTGCACGAGGCCGCCGAGGCGCGCGACGCCGAAGCCGCAGCCGCCGGCGACGAGTAGATCGAGGCCCAACAGGAGGGCCTTGAACGGGCGGCGGTTCCT